CCACGATAGAATGTACCTGTAAGGGGATAAAGGGGCCAAGGAGAAGCTCCTAGACCCCGATGGTGGCTATTTACGCTTCTGGCTCTTCCCAGCTTTGGAAAGGGCAATCGCAATGGCCTGCTTTTGGGGACGACCCTCCTTCACCATCTTGGAGATGTTTTTGGAGACCGTCTTCTTTGAAGATCCACGAGAAAGGGGCATGATCACTCGCCCTTCTTCTTGGTATTGTAGCGCTTACCACGCCAGCTGAATTCTTTGGCGCCGGAACTACGAGCAGCCTTGAATGCCTCACCAAAGGACTTCTTGTTAAAAGAGCCTGTGGTGGTCTTTTGAGTGGGACCCTGCTTGGGCTTATAGTCGCCCCGCTTGAGGGCAGTCTTGAGGGTGGAGTCACCAGTATTGTAGGCCTGAAGACCCGCAGCAGCAGCACCACCCCGGCTAACACCAGCAACAGCACCAGCGACATTACGGGCATTACGAGCAGCCTTCAGCGTGCCCTCCATGTTCTTCATGGCGGAACGGGCATTGCGCTTAACCTGAGCATCCTTTACGGCCTGCTTGCCTCGTGCTTCGGCCTTGGCCTGGGCGCTGGAAGACAGGGTGCCAGGTGCCTTGCCTTGTCCAGTCGTCACCTTTGCAGAGCCAGCACCGCTAGGCTTACCATTAGAGGCAGAGGTAACCTTTGCAGTGCTGGTCTTCATGCGGTTACTGCGCTGCTGAGAGGTGGTAACCTTTGCCTGACTGATGGACTGGCGATTGGCTCGGCCAGGATTCTGACCCGTGGTTGGGGGCTTGCTAGCCGAACGGGTGGAGCGATTTCGAGAAGAGGTAACTTTTGCCATCTTAAGAAGTACCTCAGGCGTTGATGGGACCGGTGGTGGTTGCCACGCGGATGGAGAAGCCAGAGCCGGTGCCACCAATGGTAGCCGCTGCTGCGCTCAGGATTTCGGTCACGTCGTAGCCAGAGCCACCGCTGACGAGGGTTACAGTCGTCACGGCACCACCCGACACAACGATGTTTGCGGTTGCGCCAGTACCCGTACCACCCGTCAGGGCCACACCGTTATAGGTGCCGTTGGTGTAAAGCGTACCACCAACAAGGGTGTTGAGGGTCAGGATACGGCCCTGAACCACATCAACGCGGGTCACACGACCGGTCTTGTTTGCGTTGTTCGAGGAGGGAATACGATCTGTCCGACGAACAGTACGGATTGCGGTTTTACAGGCAGCAACGGTACCGTTAGCAGCAACGGTCGTGGCGAAGGTAGCGAAGGTAGCGGGAACGGTGGTCGTCGTGGTCACACCACCCGACACGTTAACAGTGGTGTGCGTCCGGTTCTTGAGTTCGTCCTCGTCCTGACGACCAGGAGCCGTCGAGATGTTGCCGTAGCTGGAACCGCCTGCGGGAAGAGTAGCCATTTGATTTACCTAAAAAGAATTAAGTTAGTACTAACCGGTAGTCCAGGACAGAACCCTGGAGAAGTTTTTGTGGTCAAAGAAGTCTTGACCGACCCACCACGCTAACCAGTGGTTCGAACCTTTAGACTGGTTACAACTGCGGCAAGCAGGCACAACATTCTTTAGGGTGTCGTGCCCGCCGTGGGTCTTTGGATGGACATGATCTAGCGTCAAATTGTCAGAAGAGCCACAGTAGACACATTGGTTGTCCCAATGATCCTTAATGGCTGATCTCCATTGACGTTTTGCCTCTGCGCTAGTCATGGCTTTTAGGTGGAAGAGGTAGTCAGAAGGGGCTTCCAGAATCATCGATCCTGTGTGGGTTACTTCTTAGTGGATTTGCCGTTGTGTCCATTCCGGGCGCGGTTCCGTTTTGGGCTTTCGAGAACCATACGCCCGTCTCTTGTGTGGGAGAGGTCTTTGCCACCCTTCCCAGCAATTCCTCGCTTCCGTCGTTCCGTCCACCGCTCCTCCGAGGCATTTTTGACGGAAGGTTTCTTATTCAGTTTTCGTTGATAGGCCGCCTTCTTAGCTGCTGCCTCAGGATTGGCTGCGTAATACTTGGCGGACTTACTTTTTGCTGGGGCCATCTTCTACAAAGACGTAGTTTTCCAGGCGTTCCAAGCGTTGGTTGGCTGCGTCGGCTCGATTGACCAACACATCCACCGACTTAGCGATATTGTGGAGGGTCACGAGATGCCATCCAAACAACCCAAGGGCCGCTGTGGCAATCAGATTTCGAACTGTTTCTTGGAGACCATCCCCATTATTACCGGATTGCACGTTCGAGGTCCTCCATTTCCAATTCTAGGGAATCAAAAAGTGCCGACAGGGTAGAACCCATCGTGGCCAATCCAGTAATGTTGTTCTTGGATAGCCAATCGGCGGCTGCTTTGAGGTCCTGCGTCGTTGCAAGACCCCCTTTGATGCGGCTGATCAGCTCGTTAGTGACCAATCCATGCAGTTCATTGAACTGATCTTCGGTTGCGCGTGTCATACTCTAAAGGAGCCCTTTCCTCCTGATGTAAATTTGCCCAAAATCCACTCATTTCGACCTCTAGGGACCGGTGTGGGCACAAATGGTTGTCGATTTGGGCGGTAAACAATGTCCCTTGGTTGAACATATACCAACAATTCCAAGCTACCAGCGTTGAGTGTCCTGGTAGCGAAATAATCTAGACCTGTGCCCTGAAGGTTGAAGGCTGAAGGCTGGAGATTCAGCGGGAACCTGCGAATAACCTCGGCAGGTATCTGGAATAGAGACAAATTCAGCACTGAACCGTCAATACGCCGTGTCAATAGTAGCGATGTACTGCTGCTACCAAGATTGTAGGAAGTATTGAGGCCATTAAGGATGAAGAAGAGGTTACTGGAAAGGGTGGACGAGCCAACCGTAAAGGATCCAGTTGTAACATTTAGGGCAGACTGCCTTCCAAGAATGGCTGAAGTTCCTGTCCAGGCAAATGACCCAACATTTACGTTGAGGACAGCAAAAGGGCTCAGGATTAGATTATTACCAACAACAGAGTATGTTCCTGTTGTTCCATCCAACCTTGACGCCTTTTGAAGAAGGCTGCTGGTACCACTAAGGGCGAATGTCCCAAGGGTTGTGCCCAAGGTAAACTGCTTCGATAGTATTGTGGTTGTTCCCGCAATAGAGAACGTACCAACAGTACTAACAAGAGTTAGGGAGGCCCGAAGGACAGTGCTTGTTCCAGCAAGAGTAAACGTTCCAACCGTAACATCTAGCGGATAAACAGTTGGACCAGCAGCGGCATTGAACTGCTCGTCGAACCACTGCCCTATCGGACTATAGTCTTCTAACGGATCATCAAACCATACTGGTAAAATCGGCACTCATCGTTCCTCCCCTTACCAGGAGTAAACGATACACCAACCAGTGCCACCAAGGCCACCAGCACCGCCGAGACCGGGGTTCATACCGACACCCCCGCCACCGCCGCCACCGCCACCTTGACCACCAGCACCCCCAGCCCGACCAGCGGTAGCAGCTTGGACCGTAGATCCGCCACCGCCTCCTCCGCCACCGCCACCGATGGATGAGCAATCAGCACCATTTGTACCGGCAGTAGGGGCAGGACCAGACGTGCCAGCAGCAGCACCACCGCCAGATGTGTAGACGTTGGTTCGACCTCCAGCACCAGGAGCTGTGACAGCAGGCGTAGCCGTGTGGCCACCACCTGATCCACCACCACCACCGCCGTTGATGGATCCGCCACCGTTAGAAGTGCCAGCTGGAGTAGCTGCTTCGCCAGCTCCGCCACCGCCGCCGTCTTCTGCGTTGTTGGTAGTAGAAACAGCGGCAGAACCAGTTACACCCTGGCCACCAATTGCGTTGGTAGCTGCCGTAGGAAGGCCACCAGTACCGCCAGAAGTACTACCGGTACCGCCAGCACCAGCCCTACCACCACCTCCACCACCGCCTGTTGCAGCAGCCGAGATGGCACCGCCACGCCCGCCACCACCACCGTAGGCAGTGAAGAACGACCCAAACGTAGTGTTACCACCGATACCTCCATCACCACCAGCCGCACCTGCAGCGCCAGGAGAACCAGCAGCACCAGATGAACCAATAGTAACCGTTACCGTGGCACCAACATCAGAAGCAGAGAAGGTGTGGTTGATGTAGGATCCACCACCACCGCCACCACCGCCCTTTGCAACAACGGCAGTGGCCAAGCTAGCACCAGCACCTCCACCACCGCCAGCACCATACATTTCAAGGCTGAGCACCCTTGGAGTGAAGCTGGTTGGCTTTGTCCAGATGCCGGTTGACGTGAAGACTTGGACATCAACAGGACCAACAAAGGTGCCCGTTTTTTGGATGCCGCCGGACGAATACGCACGAAATTCGCCTTCCTGCGTCAGACCTACCGATTCTCCAGGAAGAAGGGTACCATTCCACAGCTCAGAAATAGTCGTACCGTTGTTGTGTCGAATATCAATGACATTCGTAACAGTTGTGCTGGTATTGGCAATAACCATTGTTCGCAGGTTACGCTGAACACTGGCACCAGGAGCAGGTACAACCGTAGTAGTGGCTGCGGTGACGATGGAGGTATTGGTTCTGCCAGGTGTAAACGTTCCAGAGGCATTGTCCACGTAGGACGCATGAACCGTAACCGTACCAGCAGAACCAGTGATAACCTCAATTACATCAGATGTTGAAGTAAGAAGAATCATGGCATTGTGTCTCCAGGATTGAACTGTTTGTTGTCGTCTGTGCGTTCAATCAGTTGGTACCCAGGAAACAATTCCTCTGCTAGTTCCTTGCTTTCAATGCAAATGATGTTCTCAATAACGTTTCCCTTAATGAGAAAAAGATCGCAAGTCATAGTATCAGGTAATCGTCAGAACACCAGCGGCATCATCAAAGTTGAGAAGAAGTGATTCTCCATCGCCAAGGGTAATGGAACTACCATAATCATACCAACCAATCAGTTCGTCGTTGGTTGCGGTCTGGTTGAACAGCACCACATACCGGAACGGACCAGTAGAACCACCAGTAGAGGTGAGGGTCTTGTCCGTGATGGTGAGCTTATAGACGCCACTCGTTTGAGCACTACCACTCACCGTAACGGTACGAGCATTGAGGAAGGTGTAGGAGATCTGAGTGATGTTTGCCAGCACCGTGTTGCCCGCCACCGGAAGGGTGTTGGTCAGGGCCACCTCAAGGGTGTCAGATCCGAGGTTGTGGACCTTCTCAGCAAGAGCTTCGGTGAAGCTGTTGAACTTGTTAAATGCGCTAGTAGCCATGATCAGTCAGTCAGTTCGGAAATATACAAAGTAGTTGCTGCTCCAGTACCCTGAATAGCGGCGATATTAGCATTAGGAGGAACTGCTAGTAGAATTCGTTCACCAGTACGCAGGTAATGAGACGAAGCAGTCGCAGTTTGAGCCCCAACACCAATTGTATAATGACAGTGATTACCACCAGCACATTTAATTGACACAAAACGACACGTTGTCGTCAGTGCTTGGTTTGTACTTGTAGCCGCAAGAGTAATGGAACGTGATGCTCCAAGAGAAAATACCGTAGTGCTAACTTCGGTAGCAAAGGTGCCGGGACTGGTAGAGCCACCGGTTGTAATGGATGCCATCAGTTATTCTCCAAGATGATTTGAATGAGTTTGGATGGATAGGTAGGATCTGTTGCATACCCCTCTTTCTGAAGTAGGTGGCAGCATTCCCTCCAATCCAAGGCACGATTGACGCCTTTGTACCCCTTGTAGTCCTTGTACCAAAGAGTGATCAAGTGATCAATACATTCGACAGGGGTCTCGTAGTTCTTAAAGGTATCGGAAATGGTGATCCACTTCCCATTGATGAACTCCGATGTTTGTTTTGCGGTGCCTGGAGTGCCCTTAATGCCGAAAAAGTTGTTCTTTCCAGACGTGTGGACGCCCCAGCTGGACTCAAGTGCCCACTGTGCTGCTACAACCTCTGGAAACTTGGCTCCAAGACTAGCCGCAGCCTTCCTAACACCATTAAAGCTGTTCTCGAATGGCACCGCAGCGGGGGCAGGCTTAACGTCTTCGATCCTACGAAGATCCATAAACCACCCAGTATTGGGTCCCTCTACCTCCCAACGTGGAAGCCAGTTCTTCCAGGAGTAGCTGACCTGTTTGCCACCCCTTCCACGACTCACATAGCCGCCGTTGACATTATCAAGTTCCCCATACGGATCGTGAAAGATACCATGAGTATCCGTCATGCCCACCAGGAGAACCCAGTGGCCGCCCCCACGAGGGGCCGTAGGCGTACCATGATGGAGAAACCCCACAGGCACGGGAACACCCTCTTCTAGCCGCTTCTGGAGGGCACTGAGGTTGCCGTTTTTGTGGAAGGTAGCACGTACCTTATACTCCTTGGCAGCTTGGGTTTGTGCTACAAAATTTGTAGTGTCTCCAAACTTAAGCACGGTGCGGAGATAGTCGTCGTCTGCGTTAGAGCCAAGAAGTGATTGCGGCCGTAGATATTTGACGGCCATCGCCATTGTGCTAGAAAAACACATACGATCACTGTGCATAGTCCGGCTATCAACCTGACTATAATATTGAGCCACTGGTAACAAAATGTTTGTCATAGCTCTGCTTTTCGTAAATAAGCAATCGCTTTAGCAAGTCCATCAACATTATCTCCGAGTAGTCCAATTCCACTGTTGCATTTACGGCACAGCAAACCCCTAATTTGATTAGTTTGATGACAATGGTCTACTTCAAACTTTCCTAAACCCTTAGGAGTTTTAGTTTCGCAAATTGCACAGGCGTAATTTTGATTAGCGAGGATTTGCTCGTATTGTTCAATAGTGAGGCCATAGCGTTTTTTCATGCTAGGGCCCCACATTGTGGCTTTTGCACAATCCTTACAAATTGTACGCAGTCCATCTGGACTTTTACGGTTGTGGCCGACTTTGTGAAAATGCTCTAAAGTTTTTGTTTGATTACATTTAGTGCAAAGTTTCACTTAAAAGAATCCTTGACCTTTTGGATCCTGTCATCCTCAGACCGAAGGGGCTTCAGCAGGGCGACGACTTTCAGCAGAACCTGAACAACGCTGTTGGAGCGGTACTTGCTGAGACCAATAACCTCAGAAGCAATGAAGAGTCCGAAAAAGATAGCTGCCTCATAGGTCAGCTTGATGCCGAAAATGGTGATCATTTACCTTGACCTCGTGATTGTTTACGCCCATGATTGGGCAAAGAATGCTGTCCCTGGCCCTGCTTAGTTTTCTTCGGGGGACCAGGGACGTGGGTTGTCTTATTGAGTGACTTGGGGTTTCCCATCAATCATTACGCTATGCGTGTAACAGTATATTTAACAGTGACAGTACCACCACCCAAATTAGTTACTGTCAACACCAACCCAGCTAAACTCAAAGTAATTCCAATAGATCCAGTATTGGAAATTAGTCGCCCCGTGTTTAAGTCAGTAGCCACAATGGCGAAGGCTGACCAGTCGGATGCGGCATTAGAGTATCGCGCCGCCGACACCAGATACATCGCAGTATCGCTTATGGTGGGAAATGTATATAGGGTAGCTGGGGTTCCAAATGTCACATTAACAGAATCAGTTGCAGTTCTGAGGATACTTCCAGTGACAATGCCGCTGCTAGTAAGTCCATTACAGAATAACGGGCCAGCCGGTGTAAGAGTAATGGAGGGGTTTGTTGAATTGTTGCCCGCCGAGTTAATGTTGGTGAAACTTTGCGTAGAGAATGGAATAGATCCACCTGCAAACAAATTGTTGTTTAAGGAAACATTCTTATTTGAAGTTGAAGCAAAGTTGACTACCTCGGTTGTTGGGGAAGTAAACAAATTAAAGAGGCAACCTTCAATGCTAAGCAGAGTTACATCAACACCACTAAATAGATCAACTCTAATT